ACGGCCGCGGCGCAAGGTTCGTGCGGCAGACGAACACGAGCGCGAGCCCGAACACGAACGAGGTCGAGGTGCGCCGATGGGCGGTGCGCGCCGAACTCGCCGGGCAGGCTCAGTTCGAGGACCTGGAATCGCAGTGGGAGCTGTCCCGCGGCGGCGTGTTCTCGCACGTCTGGACTCCGCCCGACGAATCGTCTCCGATCACGGTCCGCATCGCTTCGTTCCAACAGGTCTACGCCGCGCACGGTCGCTTCGAGATCGCGATGGAACTGGAGGAGGATCTGTGAGCGCGCCCTGGACCCCGAGCCACACGAACGTCAGCTACCCGCCGGGCGTCGGCACCATCGCGCCCACGGAGCGGTGCAACGTGTTCGTGCCGGACGGCTCGGCTCCGAGCGGGGGGTGGCCGGTCCTGCTTTGGATCGAAGAGACCGCGCTCACCGCCGGCGCGCGTCAGACGTCGATCGCGGCGGGCCTCAACATCGGGCACCAGTGCCTTGCGCGCGGGATCGCGTTCGTCTCGGCCACGGTCGCGCGCGTCGCGACGTCCGGTGCCGAAGCGGTCACGGGCGGCGGGCTGTTCGATCGACCCGGACAGGCGCGGTGGAACTCGGGCACCTACCCGAGCGCGTGGAAGAGCGCCGTTCACCTCGTCCAGTGGGCCCGCTCGCAGGCCGCGACGTACGGGTTCGACGCGTCCGACGTGTCGATCGGCGGCGAGCTGGCGGGCGCGGACCTCGCGCTGTGGGCCGGTGCCGGTCCCGACTGGCCCGCGGTCGGCGGCTCGGCTCAGTTCCGATCGGGCGTCTCGCACCGCGCGCAGGGCGTCGTCGCGCTGCGGCCGTGCGGCATGTTCCCGGCCGTGGCGATCGCGACTGCGGCCGTCGGGTTCGCGGAGAACGGCGCACCGGGCACGCCTGCCGCCGAACTGGGCGACGTTGACCCGCTCGACAAGCTCGGCGCCTCGCCGTGCTCGGTCATGTTCGACGCGGCCGGGGTGCGCACGTCGAACGCGTCGCAGCCGGTGTTTGTGTGGGGCTCGGGCGCGGTCGGGTCTGCGGACTTCACGCTCGCCTCGTCCGTGCCGACGCTCTCGAACACGCTCACGACGACGGGCGACGCGTGGGGCGCGCACATGCTGCGGCGGCAGCTCATGGGGCTCGGTGGCGGTGCGTTCCGGTTCCATGAACGCAGCTCGACCGCGCTCCACTCGGCCCGCTACCAGGACCGCAACGGCTACGCGACCGAGATCCTCGCCGACGACGAAGACGTGTACGCACGCGCGGCGCAGTGGGTCGCAGGTGTCGCGGGCAACGCGCCGCCGATCGAGCCCGCTGCCGAGCGCGTCGTGCGCAACGTCATGGCGTCGCTGCTCAGTGTGCGCGCCGGGGCGACGTACTGGCACACGATCTTCAACGTGAACCGTGGCCCGTCCACGCAGGCGCTCAAGGACTCCGCGCTCCCGAACGTGTGGGTGACGTCGTTCGGCACCGATGCGCAAGGCGCCGGTCGAGACCAGACCGCGACGAACGAGCGCACGCTGCGAATCCAGGTCGACGGGTACATGCTCGCGGGAACGCAGCACGGCCCGGCTCGCGCTGAGCGTCTCGCGCATGACATGGAGCGCGCGATCCTCGCAGACCCGACGCAGTGCGGGCTCGCGATCGACACACTCGTGACCGACGTCGCGATCGGCATTCCTCCGACGGATCAGATGCAGAGCTTCGGCGCATCGTTGACCGTCGAGGTTCGATACCGGACCGTTTCCACTGACCTTCTGCTCACGACCTGAGGCACCACCATGGCAGTCATCTTCTATCCCGCCCGGCAGATCGCCGCCGCCGTCGAGTCGAGCGAAGGAACGCAGTACGCAGCCGCCTCGATGGCGGTCGCGGACTTGATCCAGACGCTCGACCCGCAGATCCAGCTCACGCCGAACCGCTTCGAGCGCAACCTCGCGCGACGCGGATTCGGCATGGTCCCTTCGCACTACGCGAAGGGCACCGCGCGTCTGACGTTCGGCGTCGAACTCGCGGGCAACACGGACAACGCGAGCGCGCTGACGAACGCGCCGAACTGGGGCAAGCTCATGGAAGCATGCGGTTCGGTGCAGAAGGAAGTCGGATCGCTCGGAACTGGCGCGATCACGGGCGGCCCGATCCAGCACGGCGAGACGATCACGGCAGGCGCGACGGCGATCGCGCTCGGCTACACCTACACGGGTGAGTCGGTCATCAGCGTCGAGAAGGCGGGCAGTGCGCTCACGGCTGGCGCTGCGACGACGAGCGTGTCGTCTTCGACGTTCACCATCGCGACGTTGCTCGGGAACGTGCTGTCGGGCTACGCGTGGCACCCGAGGAGCGTCGAGGGCTCGAACAAGACGCTCACGTTCCACCTGAACATCAGCGGCCAACGCTTCCAGGTCTACGGCGCGCGTGGCACGTGCTCGTTTGCGTTCAACGTGCACGATCGCGTCATCGCGAACTTCACCTTCGACGGCATCTTCGACGAGGTGGACGCGAGCGCGGCTCTCTCCGAGACCGGTTCGACCGCCTTCAAAGCCATGACGCCGCCTGCGTTCGTTGCGGCCGCTTCGACACTCACGCCTCGCGCAGCCGACGGCTCGTTCGGAACCGCGATCAGCGGCGCGGATCTGTGCTGGGACTCGGCGACGTTCGACCTCGGCGTCTCGACCGTCATGCGCAAGTGCGCGAACGGCACGGACGGCTACATCGCCGCGGTCATCACGGGCCGCGCGCCGACGTTCTCGTTCAACCCGGACGACCCTGGCGTCGCGAGCTACGCGTACATCCAGAAGCTCATGGATGGCACGCAGGCGCGCGGCTACCTGCAATGGGGCTCGGCACTCGGGAACCGTTTCCTGCTCAAGCTCCCGCACCTGCAAGCGCAGACGACCACGATCGGCGAGCGCGACACGCGCATGAACCAAGCCATCACCTACGACGCGACGCTCGGCTCGTTCGAAGGCGCGGCCGATCGTTCGGTCGGATTCGACAACGAGTGGCTGCTGATCAACTACTGACCACGACTCTCGGAGACTCACCATGCCCATCGCACTCGACCCCAAACGCCGCGACGACTTCATCATCGAAGCCGAGCGCGGCACGCCCGACACGGCGACCGTGTTCCAGATCCGCGCACTGACCTACCGGCAGCGGCGCGACATCGAAGACAAGGTGCACTCGCTCAACCATGCCACGCGCGAAGTGTTCACGAACGCGGGGCTGATGCGCATGCTGCGCCTTCGGTACGGACTCACCGGCTGGCGCAACTTCAAGGCGGCGAACGGCGACCCGATCAAGTTCGACACCGACGCGAACGGCAACGCGACCGACGCAACGCTCGACTTCATCGACGACGACTCGGCCAGCGAGATCTCGGACGCGATCGCGGAGCTGTCCGAACTCCCGAAGGCGGACCGGGACTGATCGTGGCAGCAGCGGCGCGCATGTTCGGCGGCGAGATGATCAAAGCCGACTGCCGTAGCTGCCTCGTGAAAGACCCGCGCGAACGTGCATCGCGGCGGGTCGCGTTCGGGTGCGACGCTCCGGCGCCGCGTCCGGTCTGGCGTGTCGCGTGCTCGTGTTGCAGCGGGCCCGACGACACGCCCCATCCCGAGTGCGGCGAGTGCGGCGGCACTGGCTCGCGCGAGTTCCACCGCTGCCCCGGCTCCATGATCAACACTCGACTCGACGTTCACGCGTTCATGCGAGCCTGGGCCGCGTGGGAGTCGCGTCATGCCTTGCCGGTCGAGGGCGCGCTGTTCGACCAGACGGCGCACTTCGTTGACGCGTGCGGAATCATGGACGGCGAGCGGGCGCAATGGGACGAGCGCAAGGACGAGCGCCGCAAACGTGAAGCTCAGCAGCGTTCGAACGCGCAGGCGGGCCAGCGATGACCGGGCCGACGAAGAAGGAACTGGAGATCATCCTCAAGGTCAAGAACGACGCGTCGAAGGAGATGAAGCGCGTCGGCGACGAAGCGCAGGCGGTCGGTGCGAAGGCGAAGAAGGGCGCGAAGGAGGCGACGGACTCGTTCATCTCCTGGGAAGGCGCAGCGAAGCGCGTCGGCGCGGCGATCAAGGGCCTGCTGAACCCGCTCGCGCTGATCGGTGGCGCGCTCGGTGTCGGCGCGATCATCGGGCTCGCGAAGGGCATGAGCGACGCGGCCGACCAGGCCGAAGCCGTGCAGGGCAAGTTCGATCTCGTGTTCGGCGAGCGCGCCGTGAAGTACGGCGCGAACATCGACGCGCTCGCGAAGGACATCGGGCGCAGTCGAACCGAGCTGCGGTCGATGGCGGCCGACATGCAGATCGTCGCGACGGAGATGCTCGGCAGCGAGGAAGCCGCGCAGGCCGTCACCGACGCGTTCGTGCGCCTGTCGATCGACGTCGCGGAGCTGCGCAACGTAGCCGACGCGGACGTGATGGCGAAGTTCACGGCGGCGCTGCTCGGTTCGGGCCGTGCGCTGCGCGAGTTCGGCGTCTCGATCACGCCCGCGCAGGTTGAGGCGAAGGCGCTCGCGCTCGGGCTCGCGGCGACGACGGAAGAGCTGACCGAGCAAGACAAGGCCGTCGCGAACATCAACCTCATCTTCGAAAAGCTGGAGTACGCGCAGGGCGAAGCAGCCCGCTCCTCGGACGAGTTCGGCTCGCGGATGAAGGAGCTGACCGCCGTGGCCCGCAACGCGCGCGAGGAGTTCGGCGAGCGGCTGAACAAGGCGATCGTCGAAGGGCTCGACGACGCAGGCGGCGCGAAGCGGATCGAAGAACTTGTCCGCACGTTCAACGCGGCCGTGGCCGAGTTCGCGCGCGTAGGCGTGACGACTGCGGCTGAACTTGCGACGGCTGCGGCGGACGCGCTCGATCGGTTCGGCGGCGCGGATGGCGTCATCACGTGGTTGCAGGATCGCGGGAACGCGCTCGTGGCGCAGCTGCGCGTGTTCGGCGCGGAGCTGTCGGTGGTCGCGGTCGAGTTCGCGAACGGGGTCGAGCGCATGATCGAGAAGCTCCGGCCAGCGCTGGAGTTCCTCGGGCTCGTGCGTTCCGGCCCGGCGCCGTCTGCTGACCAGCTTCTCGCGGACCGCGCGGGCCTGAGCATGATGCTCGCCCGCAGCGAGGGCACGTCGCTGCCGAAGGACTCGGCCTACAACGTCGACCTGCGCAACCAGATCGCGGCGATTGACATGGAGCTGGCGCGCATGGCCCGCCTCGCCGAGTTCGACGCCGCGCGCGTCCGTGCTCGTGAGCAGCTGGCGGCGGCGCAGGCGAGGGTGAATGCGGCGGAGGGTGGCACCGATCCGTGGGCGGGCGCGGACTTCTCGGGCCTCGGCCCTGCGCTTCGGCGTGGAGGCGGTGGCGGCGCAACCGGCGCGTCGGTCGCGAACGCACAGCAAGCCCTCGCGAACCTGCCCAGCGGTGCCATGCAAGGCCCCTTCGCGCCCGAGTCGATCGCGGCCGTCACGCAGTGGACCGAAGCCGTCGGCGAAGCGACAAGCGCGGCGCAGCGGTTCGCGGACCGGCAGACGGGCCAGATGGCTGACGCGTTCCTCGGTGTCGCGACGGGTGCGACCAAGGCGAAGGATGCGGTGAAGCAGTTCTTCCAGTCGTTCATCGCGGACCTGCTCCGGCTCCAGACGCAGCAGGCGTTCTCGACGCTGTTCGGCGGCCTGTTCGCGGGCGCGTTCGGCGCGGTCAACCCGGCACCGGCCGAGCAGTTCGGGCCGTTCTTGCCGGGGCCGACGATCCCCAACGCAAACGGCAACGTGCTCAAGGGCGGCCTCGGCTCGCTCATGCCCGTCAAAGGCTACGCGACCGGCGGCCCGATCGTCCGCAGCCCGCACGTCGCGCTGATCGGCGAGGGCAAGTACAACGAGGCCGTCGTGCCGCTCCCCGACGGGCGATCCATCCCGGTGCGGATGCAAGGCGGTGGCGCCACCCAGAACGTCTCAGTGTCGTTGACCGTCAACGCCCTCGACGGCCGCGGCGCGGTCCAGGTGCTCTCGCAGGACATCGACGCCGTGGGCGACATGATCGTCGAAGCGATCGCGCGCAACCGCAACCTCAGCTCGACCATCCGGGGGCGCAACTGATGGCGCAAGTCTGGCCGAGGACGGACACGTTCGATCGGAACCCGACGCAGATCGGCACGTCGCTCACGCAGTGGCGCGGGTGTCTGCCGAACTCCGTCGGGTGGGAGACGGGCATCCTTCACGACTTCGACGGCGACGGGCAGCCCAGCTCGCACGCGCCGCTCGGAGGTTCGAACCCGACGGCGTACCTGTGGCGCGACATCCTGCCGGGGAGCGTGTCGGTGGAGTGCTGGACCTCTCAGCCTCAGGCCGCGCCGCTCGGTGTGCTCGGTGCCGTCGCGTTCAAGCGCATCGGCCTGCTCTCGCGCGTGTCGGGTGGCGTCACGGGCGGCTCGGGCCAGATCGTGAACATCGGCAACGTCACGGGGTTCGGCATCGACTGCTACGTCAGCTTCCCGACCGCGACGACGCCGCGTTTGAACTTCGACCTGCTGCGCTGGAACTCGGGCACGGTGTCGCCGCTCGCGACGTTCGGGTTCCCGATCTTCGCGCCCGCGCAACCGACGGCGCTCATCGTCGACATCACGAAGCCGATCGGCCTGCGGCTCGACGTCATCAACACGACGCCGCCGTTCGTGCTGGTCTACGGATGGTTGTCGACGATCACCGTCGGCGTCACGACCTACACCGACTTCAACCTGTTTGCGTCGGGCGGCGTGCCGTTCGTCTTCTTCGACAGCACGTCCATTCCCGCGCTCGCTTCGGCCGGTCGCGGTGGGATGATTCTGGCGCAGGACACCGTCGACAGCACGTTCGGCATCCAGACCGCGCCGAAGGTCCAGTTCTGGCAGGCGCGCAACATCACGAGCGTCGATGGCACGACGTTCCTGCCGAACTACGGCGCCGTCGACACGCGCGACGAGTTCAAGCGCCAATCGCCCCCAAATGCCGTCAGCGCAACGAACGACTTCGGCAAGACGGGGCCGTCGGTGCAGTCTGGATTCTTCGGAGACCTGCACGCGGCGACATCGTCGAACGTGCTCGTCTACCCCGACACGTCGCTCGCGTCGCTCGCGCAGGTCTCGGGCACGACGACGACCGGCACGACGCTGCGTTTCCTGCTCAGCCAGCGCCCGCCCGACGATCCGCGACGGCAGACCGCGCGGCTTCGGTTCAACCTCGCGGCGACCGGCGCGGGCGGCACGACTCCCGAGATGGGCATGGGCGCGTGGGTTCACGCTCAGGGCACGACGGCCGCCTCTGCGAACTCGACGGCGTACGGGTACGCGGCGATGGTGATCTGCAAGCCGAGCCTGTCGCCCGGCATCCAGTGGCGGTTCGAGCTGTGGCGAATCCGCGCGGGCGCGGTCGAGATCATCGCGAGCGGCACGGGCGGGTTCACGTCGGGCTCCGGCTTCACGACCGTCGTCTACTCCGAGCTGGAAGTCGCGCCGGTCCCGGGCACGCCGACGCTCGACGGTCCGGTGCGTCTCCGTGTGCGCGGCGGCACGTCGTTCGCGAACGTGACGCTGACGGTCGCGAGTTTCCCCGGCATCGCTGCGGACGGCGACTACATCATCGACTCGTCGTCGGATCGCATCACGAGCGGCGGCGAGGGGATCATGTTCGTCTCGCAGAACTACACGCACTCGGGCCGCATCCAGGAGTGGAGCCAGGGCACGCTCATCGAAGTCGAGGAGGGCGTCAACGACCTGCCGAACGTGTCGCTCGACGGCGAACCGGCCGCGACCGAATCGCTCAACGACTACGCGAAGCTGATCCTGCCGCTCACGCAGATGCCCGAGTGGGAGACGCTCGCGCCGCGCACCGAATCGGGCCACACCTGGGCGCGCGTGACGGACTACAACGCGCGGCGCATGTGGACCGGGTGCGAGACGTTCCCGATGACGCGCGCGGACGCGGATGACTTCCTCGACTTCTGGCGTGCGCACGCGACACCGGGCCGCGCGTTCACCTACACGGACGAGATCAAGGGCGAGACGTACACCGTGCGCGCCGTCGCCGCGTCGCTCGAAGAGGACCGGCTGTTCAAGGACTCCATCGTGTACCGCTTCGACATGGAGGAGCTGCGCCAGTGACGCTCACCGGAACACAGCTCGCCGCCGTCGAGGTGATGCGCTCCGACACGCCGTTCGTGTGGTGTCTGGAGATCCCGATCCCCGATGAGGTCGCGCCGTCGGTGCTGCGCATCACGTCGCACTCCGAGCCGGTCGAGTGGCTCACCGACAGCGCGGGCGCACCGTTGACGTGGGACCCGTACCCGCTGCGAATCGGTCAGCTCACCGAGAGCACGAAGGGCACGCAGGAGACGTGGAACGCCGCGATCGGCGCGCAGAACCGGCAAGTGCTCGCGCTCGTCGACGCGTACGAAGGGCTTGAAGAGCAGATCGTCCGCGCGCGACTCGTCGACCTCGGCGCGCTCGCGGAAGGGTTGGGCATCATCGACCTGCGCGGCCGGATTCTCTCGTGCACGGCGACGCAGGACGCGCTGACGTTCGAGCTGGGGCAGGTCGACATGCGCCGTGCGAAGCTGCCCACGCAACGCGTAAGCCCGCTGCGGTGCCGCTACAAGTACAAGGGCGAGCGCTGCGGCTACGCGGGCGCGATCGCGACGTGCGACAAGGGCCTCACCACGCCGAACGGGTGCGAAGTGCACGCGAACGAGAACCGCTGGGGCGGGTTCCGAGGAGTGCCGCGCTCGTGATCAAGATTCTCGACGTGGTGGGCAAGCCGATGGACTGCTGCGCGGCCGTGTCGCTCGCGCTCGGGCGCATGGGCGTGCACGTCGCGCCGGATGCGTTCACCTCCGCGCCGCACCTGTGGCGCGAAGTCGATCTGTGTGCGCCCGACTCGATCAAGGCGGGCGACGTGATCGTGTCGCGGCCCAACGGGAGACTGCACGTTGCGGTGGTACTCGAAGGCCGCGCCGGCCACGGCGTCGCGTTCACGTCCGACGCACGGCACGGCGCGACGACGGTGCCGCTGTCGCGTGCGCTGGCGGATCGGGTCGGCGTGTGGCGCTACGTCTCTCCGGTCCAGGTCGAGGCATCCACGACATGATCCACCTCGTCACGAGCCGCAACCCGCTCAACGCCGACGCGTTCACGCGCGAATGGGTGCAGCACCGGCACGGCATCACGATCGCCGACATCGCGCCGGACTGGGCCGCGTCGCCTGAGACTCGCGTCACCCGCGACGGCGTCGAGATCCCGCGCGAGGACTGGACGCTGCCGATCCCGGATCAGTGCCGCGTCGAGGTGATCGAGCGACCGGGGTTCATCGCGGCGCTGTTCGGCCTGACCGGCGTGCTCGCGGCGATCGTGAACATCGGCGCCGCGTTCGCGATCAACCTCGGCGTCTCTTACCTGCTCGGTGCGTTCCGCAAGCCGAAGCAACCGGACGAGAACGACTCCGCGACGTACGGCTTCGGCGGACTGTCGAGCGTCCAGGACTCGAACGGCGCGGCGGTGCCGATCATCCTCGGCGAGCACCTGACCGGTGGCGTGGTGATCAACCGGTTCGAGCGCGTCTCGCAGCTCGGCACGGAGCTGTGGACGCTGCTCCTGCTCAGCGAGGGCCGCATCCATTCGATCGGCGGCAAGGAGGTCGACGGCGGGCCGTACACGAGCCAGGCGGGCGACCTGCCGACGGGCATGCTCATCAACGGGCAACCGGCGGAGGACTTCGATGAGGTCGAGGTCTACGTTCGCATGGGCTCGGTCAACCAGGACCCGATCCCCGGGTTCGCGAATGCGGAGCAGATTCTTGAGGTCGGGTTCGATCTCGAAGAGTCGATCACGCCCGGCCCGGGACTCGTCGAGCTGACGCCGAAGACGGGCGGATTCGATCCGACGGCGGACGCGGCGAACATCGCGCTGTGGGACACGCTGGAGGCGTACACGACCGACGTCGACGCGGACGAGTTCGGCGTGATCGTCGAGTTCCCGGCTGGCCTCTACACCACGTCCGGCGGAGGCATCGGCCCGAACACGGCGCAGTTTCAGATCCGCTACCGCGCGCTCGACGGCGGCGGTTCGCCGACCGGGAACTACGTCGTGATCCCTCCCGAAGCGCCGATCAGCGCGAGTCTCACGAACCCGTTGACGGTCGAGTTCCGGCACCCGTTCTACAGCGCGGCGAGCTACACCGCGACGGGTCCGGGCGAGCGCGTGATCTTCGACGGGATCAACGATCGCGCCGAAGTGGGCGGGCTGTTGGGATACCCGGCTGTTGCCGTAGCGCAGCAGAAGCTCACCTACTGCCTGTGGTTCTGGTTCACTGGATCGCTGCCGGGGCCTTCGACGACGAACAGCTACGTTCTCGCGGAGCAGTTCACGGGAAGTAGCGGGTGGCGCGTCATCCTTCGAATCGAGCGGCCCAGTGCGTCGGACGGGTACTTCGTCCGCATCCGCACTGTGTACGGCAACGGAACGACGACGATCAACGACGACTCGACGCCGATCGTCCAAGGATCAGCGGCAATCGTGCTGCCCGCGATCCAGGCGTGGAACTTCTTCGGGCAAGGCGTGGACAACGAAAACAACGTGCGAACGCGCCACATCAACGGCGTCAGCACGGCAGGTGCATTCTCGTTCGACGTCGCAATCACATCAGGCACGACGTTCTACCTGGCCGACACGCCGACTGCGACGGAATCGCCGTTCCCCGGCTACATGGACGGGTTCAAGATCTTCTCGCGCTACCTGTCTGTCGCGGACTTCGCGCAGCAGTACAACGGCGGCGCAGGACTCAACGGACTTGGGAACGAGCCGGATCTCGTCGCATCGTGGCAGTTCGATTCGTCGTCCGGCGGCGACACACCCGACAGCAGCCCGAACGGCAACGATCTCACGCTGACCAACGGCGCGTCGATCAGTACCGGCGGCGCGGGTCTGCTCTCGATTACGCCATCCGGCACCATCACCCGCGGCAAGTACCGCATCGAGGTGCAACGCCTCGACGCGCAGAGCACGGGTCTCAACGAGAACGACGCGACGTGGGCGCGCGTTCGACTGACGACGTTCGAGGACTTCGAGTACCCCGGATGCGCGCTCATGGCGGTGCGCGTGCGGGCCGACGGGCAGCTCTCGGGCGGCGCGCCGGAGTTCTTGGTGCCCGTGAAGGGCGTGCTCGCGTTCGTGTGGGACGGCGTGAGTCAGGACGCGCCGACGGGCACCTACCAGTGGAGCGCGAACCCGGCGTGGATCTCGCTCACGCTGCTCACGGACGACACCTGGGGACTCGCGGACTACTACAAGCTCACCGACATCGACCTCGCGCTGTGGGCCGACTGGGCCGCGTACTGCGACGAGTTCGTCGAGGACGGGCGCGAGTCGCGTGGCGGCGGGAACACGGTCACGCTCACGTACTCCGCGCCGACGCTCACCATCGAGATCGACGACGTGACCGACGGCATCCCGTCGCACTGGGAAGTCGGCGGGTACGTGATCGTGCGCGACGCGACGGACACGACCTACAACCTCTCGGACGGGTACGCGGCGGTCATCACGTCGCTCGACTATGACGCGGGCACCGAAGTGCTCACGATCGAGTGCACATGGCCGACCGGCCCGACCGCGCCGACGGCTGGCCCGACCGCTGACGCGACGGCCGAAGTGATCGGGGCCGAGGTGCGGTTCCGGTTCGACGGCGTGCTCGACCGGCGCGACGAGGACGCGTGGGAGACCATCCTGAACGTGATGGCGTCGGGTCGCGCGGCACCGCTGCGGCGCGGCTCGCGGCTGTCGGTGTTCGTCGATCGGCCCGCCGAGCCGGTCGCAACGGTTTCGATGTCGAACATCATCCAGGGCTCGTTCGCGATCTCCTGGGTCAGCCAGCACGACCGGCCGAACTTCATCACGGCCGAGATTCTGGACCGCGACGACGGCTATCGGCGCGTGCCGGTCGAAGCCGAGCACCCGACGGCGAGCGACCCGACGACGTTCAGCGCGTACCGGCGCCGCGCGATCGCGCTGGAGGGCATCACGCGCCAGAGCCAGGCGCTGCGGCACATCACGCACGAGCTGAACGTGCATCACCTCGTGCGACGGCGGGCCGAATGGGAGATGCCGTGGGATGGGCTCGCGATCGACGCCGGCGACGTGGTGCGGTTCACTCACGACCTGCCCGGCTGGGCGCCGTCGGGGCTGTTCCGCGCGGGGTGCACGGTGGACGAGCTGTACCTCGACCGCGCCGTCGAGGTCACCGGCACGTTCGGCATGACGTGGGTTCCGCGCGGCACGGGCACGGCGGTCGAGTTCACCGACGCGAACCCGAGCGGCACGTACGCGGCGGGCGACGTGATCGAACTGGCGACGCCGCTCTCGGCCGCGCCGAACGAAGGCGACGCCTGGATTCTCACGAGCGAGGTCCCCTACCAGCTCATGCGCGTCGTCGAGGCGCGCTTCGACCCGGACCGCATGACGCGCCGGTTCGTCGCGCTCCAGTACGACGCGGACGTGTACGACGACGGGTTCGCGGACTTCCTGAACGCGCCGTCGACGCTGCCGGTGCCGGGTTCGAAGACGGTCGCCCTGCTCACGACCGCGCCGCCCGCCGTCGAGAACCTGCGCGCCGAGACTCGCTCGCACGAGACGGCGGACGGGTCGCTCGCGACGTACGCGGTGCTGTCGTGGGACCCGGGCACCGATCAGGGCCAGGTCGTCGAGCGGCACGAGATCTACCTCTCGGACCGCGACGTGCGCGTCCCCATGAAGTGGCTCGACGTCAGCGGCCGGGAGCGGCGCGCGACGATCCCGATCGAGGGGCTCGACCCCGCGCGGTCCTGGCGCTGGCACGTCCGCACGGTCGGCGTCGGCGGCCGGACGAAGCGGCTCGACTCGCACGCCGTGGCCAGCTGGGTCGCGCCGGATCGCTCGACCGTCACCCGCCGTACCGAGGGCGCCACGCTCCCGACCGACCCGCGCGACGGGGACTTGCACTGGCACAGCACCGACGCGATGCACTACCGCTGGGACGACACCCGCGCGAAGTGGCTCGCCCTGGACACGTTCCAGATCCAGTTTGGCTCGTCCGCGACGGTCACGAACGCGAACAGCTCGTACAGCTCGTCAGGCCCGGCGGGGTTCTACTCTGGAAACGACCTCGTCATCACGCGGCTGGACTTCTTCCAGGTCACGGGCGCGACGACGACGATCGACCTGAAGATCGCGGGCGCCACGGTCCACTCGGTCACGGCCACGGCAACCCGCGCCGTGGTTGACAACAACATCGACGAGGTAGCCACCTCGGGACAGCTCATCGTCCCGTACATCAACGGCACCGCGGCGAACGGCCACTCGGTTATCCTCACGGCCCGGAGATATCGCACATGAAGTACCTGCTCGCACTGGTTGCATTGCTCGCGGTGGCGGCGTGCGACCACATGGACACGGCGACTCCGGACGAGCGCGCGGTCCTCACGAACCCGGAGTCGACTCCGGAGCAGATCGCCACGGTCGAAGCGACGATCGAGGAGCGCGCGGCGAAGGCGATCAACGACGCGGCCGGGCCGTGGATCCCTGCGCCGTTTCAGGCGCCCGCTGCGGCGGCTGTCGCGACGCTCACCGCCCTTGCGTTCAAACGCTACAGGCGCGTGCTCTCGAAGCCGCTGAAGCAAGCGAAGTCGGACCCTGGCGGCGCGTTCGCGAGCGCGCTCAAGGCACCGCTCCAGCTCGTGGGATTGCTCGACAGCGACCGCACCGCGAAGGACTACATCCAAGAAGCCGAGGACGCTGCGTGGCGCGAGAAGGACTACGAACTCGTGCAGGCCATCCGGGCGCTCCTCGCCTCGCGTGAGGTGAAGGCGTGACCGGCGAACAGATCGGCCACAACGCGGAAGCCGAGCAGCACGGCCGCGGCACGGAAGAAGCGATCGCGCTCACCTCGAAGACGCAGGTCCGCGTCGGGCTCGCGCAGCTCGGCGTCATGCTCTCGCTGGGGATCGGTGGCGCGACGTGGGCGACCACGATCAGCGCGGACATCAAGTCGATTCGCGAGGACATCCAGCACCTCTCTACGGACCGCTGGCAGGGCGTCGACTCGACCCGCTACCGGCTGCGACTCCAGGGCGGCATCGACCTGTGGGAAGAGCGCGCCGAAGCGGTGCTCTCGAACGCGATCGGGAAGCCGATCGACCTGCCCCACCTCATCCTTCCCGACACCAACGAGGCCCGGTGAATCCTTGCACGAAAAGCTCGCCGTGTGGACTCGGGTCGCTGCGGTGCTCGCCGCGGTGGCGATTGGGTGGCTCCTGTACACGATCAAGTCGGACCTGAGCGCGATCGGCGAATCGCTTTCGATGCGCCCGCACTCAGGCGAAGTCACCATCAACACGCGCGAGGCAAGCATGATCTCCGTCACGAAGTCCTGGGTGTCCGACGGCCAAACGATCACGGTCACCACGACGCTCGGCCACGGCTACCTGCCGGGCGAGACGATCCCAGGCGAGACGTTGGCGCAGTGGAAGGAGCGGCACCGGTTGCGGGTCGCCGAAGTCCAGGCGCTGTTCCCCCCGGACTGATCCGCTACGCTCCCCCCACCGACGCCTTTTGTGGGGGCATGGAACGCGACGGGAGGGTCGCCGCCACGAACGGCGGCCCGTTACTTTTTCCACACCATGGCACTCACCGACCTCACCCTCGCGCAGCTCGTTCAAGTCACCGCCGCCGCAGCGTCTTACCGCGCGCTGTTCGACCCGCCGAACGCGGCTCTCGCGACGGCGGCGGACGTGCTCGCGGAGGCGGGCACCGACTACACCGAGGAGATGTGCGACGCGATCGACGATGAGGTCGTGACGCGCGTCGTCACGGGCCGCACGCGAGAGACCACGCTCGACGCAGCGATCGCGGCGTGCACGGCGCTGCTGGTCGGCGAGATCCCCTAACGCCTCACCGCTCGCGCGGGCACAGCTTCGACTGCCGCCACCGCTTGCCCATGTGGGCCGCATCGGTCGGGTACAGCTCGCGGTGCCACTTCTGGAGGTACTGGAGCAGCACCGACGGCGGCGCGGTCATCCCGCGTCGGCGCAGCGCGTCGCAGATCTCGATCGGTGACGGGTCTGGGAGGGTCGCGGCGTAGTGCTCGACGGCGGCGGAGAGGGTGGGGTGGAACTTCATGGCGTGACGACAACGCGCGCGAGATCCTCGACCATGATGCGAGCGTAGAACGTGCGCCAGTCGAAGAACTGCGTGCATTCGATCTCAGCGTCAAGGTCCTCGTCGAGAAACTCTTCGATCTGCTGAGGCGTGCCGTACATCTCGGGGTCGGGATGGGCGAGCATTCGTTGCCGGGCAAGTGTTACGAAAGGGCCCTCCTCTTCGTGTAGGTGTGGCATACGCTCCCACCACTTTGGCGCAGCGGGCGCATGGGCCGCGAAGTACGCGAGCCGCATCTCGCGCGGCGCTCTCGGGTCGAGCGGGTGCATGTAGTCGCTCACGAGATCACCCCCAGCAGCAGCTCCGAGTTCGGCGCCCGATCCGGGTGCATGAAGTACGCGCGCAGCCCCGGCAAGTCTTCGTTCACGCCCGACAGCGCGCGGATCGTCTGCCGCCCCGCGTCGAGTGCGCCGATGTCGCGCGCCGTCTCGGCCACCATGCCGAGCAGGTGGCGCTTGTGGAACGAGTCGTCCTCGTCTGACGCGCGCGTGCCGTCGAGGAACACGCGGTACGGGATGCGCGACGACAGCGCGGCGCAGTGCGCGACGACCCACCACAGGAGCCGCGTGTAGACCGTCCGCACGTCGATGCCTGTCGCGCGGTGCGCCATCCGCAGCCCGTGCGCAATCGCGTAGTCCTGCCACGGCTGCGCGACGGGCGCGACGGGCACGGAGTCGAGCGGCACGCCGTCCCGCTTCGCGACGTAGGCCCGCGCGTAGTCCTTGGCCTCCTTGTTGTGGATCCACGCGCACACGCCGCCGTTGGGGCGCTGCGCTGCGGTCACGCCTGCCACGAACGCGAACAGCCACAGCTCAGCCTCGCGCGACCCGTTGAACATCACGTCCAGCGCGTTCACGTGAGCCATCCACGCATCGGCCCGCCCAAGCGCGCCGCCCTTGGCCTTCACCTCGGCCGGAGTCGTTTCAAGCCGCGCCATCGCCGCGTCGAGCGCGAGCCCGTACTTCGCGAGCGGGTCGTTCCACAGCGTCGCCATGATCTCGGCCGGGCCGAAGCGCGCGGAGCCGTGCTGCCAGTCGATCGAGCCGTGGGAGTTGCGGACGGTGCCGGGGTCGTCGACAGCCTCGACGAACTTCGCCCGCAGCGGGTGAGTTCCCTTCGTCGCGAACAGCCGCGCGCCCGTGTTCATGTCGATCGCGAACCCGAGCCCCGCGTCGAACGCCACCGGCTCCCCGCCCGTCGTGAGGTACAGGCACCGATCCGCGACCCCGATCCGCAGCGTCTCGAAGTACGCGAAGACGGTCCACGGCAGCGCGCTTGCATCGAGCACGAGCGGCGCGAACTGCTGCCCGCCCGTCTTCCCGCCGTAGGGCTGCCCGATCGCGTCCTGCCACCCGCTCGGGATCTCCGTCGACGTGCCGTAGGCGAGCAGCTCGGGGAACTTCGACCGGCCGAACGCGGCGACCGTCACCGCCGTGGCACGCTGCCGCGCCTGTTGCGTCACAGCGTCGCCCGGCTTCGTCCAGCGCAGTCCGGTTGGGTGCGGCGTCACGATGCGCCCCAGGTGGTCCACGGCGAGCGCGCGGCCCGCTCCGGCCTCGACCCAGCGTTCGGCGGCGGATCGCATCGCCTCGGGCACGATTACCACGCGCATGTCGCGGCGGCGGCCTTGTTCGAGGGTGCCGCCCTTCGCGTTGCGGTCGGATGGCGTCATGGACACGACGGCCCAGCCGGGGGGCGGGACGATCTCGAACGACGACACGAGTCGCGCGCCTTGCGGGTTCTCGGTGTCGCCGTTGATCCAGGCGAGGGCGAGTTCGACCATCGGCAGGCCGGGGTACGTGCGGCCGAAGAACCGCAGCGCGGCTCCGAACATCCGGCCCGGATGCGACACGCCGCCGTCGTCGTCGACGTGGCAGTAGCCGACCTCGCCATTCGCGTGCACCTCGAAGTCGATCCCGCCCAGGATCTCGTCGGCCGGAGCGGGCGGGAGCGGGCCCGGGTTGATCGCGTACTCGACCGTGTACGCCTTCCCCCCCTCGACGACCGCGACGACCTCCGTCGACTCCGACGTGCACCGCTCGCGCCACGTCGGCAGCGGCGCGCCGTCTTGGTGGATCACGGGGACGAGGCCCGCGACGTTGGGAACGACGGCGATGAGCGGAGAGAAGTGGACGGGGATGGGGGCGTGGTGGAGGTGGAGCATGGGTGTTCGGATGCTAGCGGGCTCACTGGCCCCTCTTCTTGTCGTCGACGCGCACGGCGCGCTTCGCCCAGCGACGCCACGCACCGAGCGAGCACTTCGCGGAACGGACGCCGTTCGCAGTCACTTCGTCGAACGATACGTCGAAGCGGCGGCGGCTCCACTGGTACGCGATCACGACTTCGCGAACGCGCGGGTAGCTGCCGCGGACGATGCGCACCCACACCTCGCCCTTCTGCGGGAGCGTCACGGCGAGACCTCCGCAACGATTGGTGCGAGGAGGATTCCAGAGTGCCGCGTCCACCCGCGATGTCCGCATGTGCGACAGACGTACTCGTGTTCGAAGGGCAGCATCCGCGCGCCCGCGTGACGCGACTTCGTTCGTCGCACGCGATCGGTGCGCTTGACATCGAACGCGAACCCACCAAGCGGATTGCGACGGCGACGACAGCGCGTGCAGCGAAACACGATCGGGCGACCAGTGCCACAGTTCCCGCCCACTACCTCACCCTCCCCGTCGGCGCCGCGACGGCGGACTCCGCTTCGATGCGGTCCACGCGCAGCCGCAGCGCGTCGAACTCGGCGCGGGTGATTGGCGCGGGGGCGACTATTTTGCTGGCGTCGGCAACATGGTGCGGCGTCTCCAGTTCGCGCCCGATGATGACGCCAACGAAGACGCAAGTGACGCACGCGCACACGATCCGAATGACGGGGATCCAACCGGTTTCGCTCACGCCCCACGCTCCTCGCCCTGCGGCGGCACCGTCGGCCTCACACCCAAGTCGGACAGCAGTCGCCGCAGCTCGGGCGTGTCCTCGTAAACGCGCTGCCCGTTGTCGAGCACGTGCACTGTGAGCAGGTAGCCAGCGACATCCACCGTGGCGGAGTGCGTCACGCGCGGCAGTTCGTCGTGTTCGCTCACTTCCCACCTCCGCACTCGCTCGCGGGGAACGTGCGGGCCTTGAGGGCGTCGATGTAGCGCACAATCTCCGCCGCAGAAGGCACGTTCACGTCGAAACGAACGTCAACGGATGACGGTGGCCGAGCGCATTGCACGCGCATCTCTCGCAGGATTTCCGGCTCCTCCGGCATCGGCGGCACCTCGGGCTGCGCGGCGGGCGAGTTCGCTTCACGCACCAGGTCCACCACGGCTGCGCGGCGTTGCGCATCGGAGAACGTGCCACTCGACACAAGCGTGCCGTCGTCGCCGCGCACCGTGTTGAGCCCAGCGGGTCCACACCACACCGGAGTCCCGGGACCCCACGGCTGCTGCGGAAACGGCGTGAACGGCGCAGGTTGGACCGGCCAAGCAAACTTCGCCTTCACCGCGTCGCGGATCTCGCGCAAGTACCCCTCCGCCACGCTG